TTATTTCAGCCTCTTTATCGTTTTCACCAGAACACCGACGATCGCATAATCGCTATAGGACTTCACGCTGCTATCTGAATCTAATGAGATATTTGTAAACAACAAGTCGTCGTCAGAAACAAAAACTCGCCTTAAGCATATTGGGTAATTTTTCAGCTTAACAAGGACGATGTCACCATCACAAAATGGCTCCTTGAGGGAGATCACACAATACGTTCCACGGTCTAATTCAGGCGACAGTGAATTATTCGTTATCTCTGCCACAAACAGCGAATCGTCCGTCATGTCATCGACTTCCGTCGTATAGGTATCTGCCGTTCTGACCCTGTTGGCCAGAAAACGCTCTACATCGCTGTAGCTAATGAGCGGCAGCGATCTCACATTGTGTTTGGCCTCCCCTGTGACGCTTAAATCCTTGTCAGTCAGCTCCCCTACTTTTACGCTGAAAAATTCACCAATGGACGCAAGCGTGGCGATCGTGGGATTCCCCACCCCTTTCCTCAGATTATTGATGGTGGCAATACCTATCCCTGTTTCGCTGCTCAACCGACTGGCGTCAATCCCGTGCATGCGCATGAGGTAAGTGAGGTTTTCGCCTATCATTTTCAATGACATACCATTTTCTTCTGATATTTTAATGTTGTTTGGTTGCATTATAATGTTTTAAACCTATACTTTAGCTTCGTTAAAGTGAATTAAAAACATTAAACCACTTACAAGGTGGCCATGACAATGATCCTGAGCGAGCGACGGACGAAAAACACAGAAAAATTATTGTAATAAAATGATCTTATTGCAAATCATCTTTCTTGATGAACGTGACTGGTTTTTATTGAAATGATTCATTTTACTTATAAAAAGCTATCTAAGCAGGCTAACTCATATCCCGTTCATCAAGCTTAAGAGGCGATTTACAACGCCCGGGATATCTTCATCGCATTCACGCCATAGCTGCCGCGGGAGGAACTAAAATACTGATCATTAACCTCGCAGCAATTTAGTGCAAGAAAGCCCACCTGGAGAGCAAACCGCATCCCGGTTTAATTTTAAACGAAATGAGATGAGTGCCTTATTCAGCGCTCATAGAGCGACTAGTGCCCAACACTCGGGATTTTTTCTCCGTCAGAACGCGAAGACGCTGCGTCAGCGCCCGTAGCGCCGAGTTCCGGCGCATACCTGCGTTGAGCAACATTATGCCAAGAACGGCGACCAGAAAGGTGGCGCCGGGCCTCCAACACCAGGGAGCCCCGGCCCGACGCCACCGCCTTACGTACTGATTTTTAAGGGAGAAAAATGCAGACTGCGGGAATGATCACGCCCTTTGAAGATTCACGCGCGAAGTGAGGAGGGAAAATGCAGGCCACTGGCCAGACGTAAGAAAATGATGCAGTGGGCAGGCTTGGCCGCCCGCTGCGCAAGCAAGAATGAATGAACGCCTCATACAAAATTGCGCCTCCCTCTTGCCAACCCGCCTTCCTCAGGCCAGAATACTGTACATTAAATCAGTATTTACAGGTGAGTCATGTTTGTAGAATTAGTGTACGACAAGCGCAACGTCGCTGGGCTACCCAACGCCGCCGAGATCATTCGCAACGAGCTGGAAAAACGCGTGCATGCGCTGTTTCCTGAAGCCGAAGTGCGCGTAAAACCGATGCAGGCCAACGGCCTGAACTCCGACGCCAGCAAAAGCGATCGTGAGAAGCTGAACCGAATGTTGGAAGAGATGTTCGAAGAAGCGGATCAGTGGCTGGTCACGGATATTTGACGGGCAGTAACGCTATTGACTCCCACTCAGCGGGAGTTTGCCGGGCGGAACGGGCCGCGTGTTTGCCCGAGCCTCTCGGTGATAATGCCGGCGCCGATGCAATAGGCGGCCAAAAACCTACTGCACCGGCATTTTACCTGGCATCCACTTTATTTATGAAACCGCGTTGGTTTCCGATGACACGTCATCGTTTGATACCAGCGCGTCCGGCGGCAACACATCCACCTCTTCACGCGCCGGCATGGCGAGGCGCAGATCGATCCAGCGCCCTTCCGGGATATCCATCGGTTCACCAGCTACAATCGCAGCAGTGTCAATGTCAAAGCGGCGTTTGCTGACCTTCACATAGATTGTTCCGTCTTTGCCGGTGTTAGCTGAGACAAAGCACAGGCGGTTGCCGTTCACGTCCTGCGGCACTTCGATGCTCCAGCCCTCTTCCGCAAAACCTAACGCGCCGGTGACTTTGTAAACGCCAACTGAAACACGTTCAGCTGATACCCCCTCAGCTTCACCGTTAACAGCCGCATAGCCTGACAGCGTAAATCCATCCAGGTAGTCATCAGCCATCTTTTCCGGCGCGCGGCTTTGTTGAATAAATCGAACTTTTGCTGAGTTGAAGGATCAGATCACACATCTTCCCGACAACGCAGACCGTTCCGTGGCAAAGCAAAAGTTCAAAATCACCAACTGGCCCACCTACAATAAAGCCCTCATCAACCGTGGCTCCATAACTTTCTGGCTGGATGATGAAGCTATTCAGGCCTGGTATGAGTCGGCAACGCCTTCATCACGAGGCAGACCTCAGCGCTATTCTGACCTTGCCATCACGACTGTGCTGGTCATTAAACGCGTATTCAGGCTGACCCTGCGGGCTGCACAGGGTTTTATTGATTCCATTTTTACACTGATGAATGTTCCGTTGCGCTGCCCGGATTACACCAGTGTCAGCAAGCGCGCAAAGTCGGTTAATGTCAGTTTCAAAACGTTCACCCGGGGTGAAATCGCGCATCTGGTGATTGATTCCACCGGGCTGAAGGTCTTCGGTGAAGGCGAGTGGAAAGTCAAAAAGCATGGCCAGGAACGCCGCCGTATCTGGCGTAAGCTGCATCTGGCAGTTGACAGCAACACACATGAAATCATCTGTGCAGACCTGTCGCTGAACAATGTGACGGACTCAGAAGCCTTCCCGGGTCTTATCCGGCAGACTCACAGAAAAATCAGGGCAGCATCGGCAGACGGCGCTTACGACACCCGGCTCTGTCACGATGAACTGCGGCGTAAGAAAATCAGCGCGCTTATCCCTCCCCGAAAAGGTGCGGGTTACTGGCCCGGTGAATATGCAGACCGTAACCGTGCAGTGGCTAATCAGCGAATGACCGGGAGTAATGCGCGGTGGAAATGGACAACAGATTACAACCGTCGCTCGATAGCGGAAACGGCGATGTACCGGGTAAAACAGCTGTTCGGGGGTTCACTGACGCTGCGTGACTACGATGGTCAGGTTGCGGAGGCTATGGCCCTGGTACGAGCGCTGAACAAAATGACGAAAGCAGGTATGCCTGAAAGCGTGCGTATTGCCTGAAAACACAACCCGCTACGGGGGAGACTTACCCGAAATCTGATTTATTCAACAAAGCCCCGGCGCGCTGGAAAGTCTGATAATCGGCGAAGCTTTCTTGATAAAACCGTTTGCATCTACCGTCGTATTGGCCGTTCCCCAAATGACGTTTCTTTTCACATTGTTGATGCTGTTATCGTTACACGTTAAAACGAATAGATTAGCGTCTTGGTAACTGGCAACTATTAGCGTATTCGTGTCCTCTGAACGAGCATAAACCCCAGCGCCGAACTGGGGGACGCCAGCCGTGCCGCTGTTATTTCTGACAAATCCCCCACCCTGAGCCTGGCACGCTTTCATCAGATCGGTTGTCGTCGCAGCCATGAAACCTTTCGATGAACCGCCCACCCCGTAATCACCGCGATACACAATATTATTATCCAGACCAGATTTGGGAATGGGTGAACTATCGCTCCACACCTTAATAAACTTCAACATCATATCGTTTGGCGGAGGTGGCTCTTTAGCAACACCCACATGAGTCCATATACGTTGCGCTGATGCTATACTTTCGAACTCCAAAACATAAAAACTTCTGTTAGTATTAGCCCCTATTTGCAAATAAATTTCGTATTTATTTTCAGCGACCTCAGAAAATGCCGCATTCAGAATAGGCGGCGCTACTCCAGACTGCTGGTAAATTGTCATTCCAGCGCGCCCATTAGTATTAACTTTACCGGTCCCGTTTCCAGTCCGTAGCACTATAGTTGCTATACCATTCTGGTCTGTACGTCCGTTATAACCTGCGCTGCCTGTTATCTCAATTCTGAGTGTGTCGCCCGTCTGAATCAGGCCGTTAACAGTGCCCAAATGTACCCATGTTGTAGCTGCTCCAGTCCCCGGTATTCTGTAGCGACCTGCTGCCAGCATCCCCGCGTTCAAACCGCTATTAACTTCGCTTTGTTTCGCCGCCGCTGCCGATGCCGCTGATTTATCTGCTGACAACGCTGCATCGGCACGCAGGCGATCGACCGTCTGCACAATCTCTGGCGTGATATCACTTTCACCTGGACGGCGCAGGAAATCATTGAGTGTACCGGGTAGGGAGTCGGTATAAACCTCTATCGTGCCTACTCGTTCCGGTTGTGCACCATAAACTGACACAATGACTTCATAGGCACCTGGCTCAATATTTAACGAGTACCGGCCTGTATCATCGGTGACAGATTGCGACTTCGCTAAATTCAACACCGTGGATGATGTTTTTATTGAGCGCATCGTAATCGTTACGCCAGAGCGAGAATCGCCGTAAGGCCCCTTTAATGCACCGCTAATTAATACCATCTTTTATTTCTCCATGAGTGATTTCATTAGCTCATCTTGGCTGTCAATTCGCTCCAGCATATCCTTATTAGTCGCCAACAAGAAGCCGATTACGGAGAGCGGATCAAGTGCCATATTTCCATTTGACAGCGTAATAACTGAGTCAGGTATTATTTTAATAATCTCTTGCGCAATTACGCCGTAGGAGTATTTTTTCCCCTCCATCGTTTTAGTTTCGTCACTTTCTTTATAATAAGCATCTTTAAACTTATATGACACCGGGCGAATCATTCGCAATTGCGATAGCGCTGCACCTTTCTCAACATCAATAATATTTTCTTTGAGCCTTTCATCAGAATCAAAAAAATTAATACCTTTTTGCTGTCCATCCACCAACACAGTTAAGTAGGTTGGATTTATCGCGACAAAAGACTTCACCCGTCCCCCCATTGATGTTGAACCATTCGGAGAGTTAAATACGCCATCTGGGCCGAATTTATAGCTGGCGAGTTCAGCCGTGTTTTCTTGGTTCACAATTCGAATATTAAAACCACCTACACCACCGCCTTTATTTACAACTATGGAACCTTCACCCTGTCCGTTAGATTCATTCCAGGATAAATACGTTCCCTGCCCGTTGACGCTGGCCGGGTTGCTAACACCAATCCCTGATGAGAGTTTACCGCCCGTTTTCCCATTAACCGTACCTAACCGACCATCATCACCAGCTGCGACCGTTCCTGATGTTGTGCCAACACTTCTCGTCGCAGAGTTGCCAAGACCAAGGTTTGTGCGCGCAGTAGCCGCGTCTTTTGCACCAGTACCACCTTGAGCAATGGTGATAGCGGTGCTCAAGGCCTTCAGCTGGGTTATATCGTTATTCACCCCTTTAGCGGCTTTATTTTCCAATGCAGCAGTAAAACTATTCCAGGCCGGGCCAGTGTAAGTGCTTCCGTCAGGTAGCGTCACCGTAATATTTCCGGTGCCGCTGAATACCTGTTGCCAGTTGGCTTTATCGAGATTCAGCCCGCGCAGGGCTTTGGCTGTCTCTGCGGCCAGCTGGGCGGTAATGGTGTTCATCGCGTCGCGCGGTACGGCATACCACGCGGCTCCTGCCTGCGTTGGGCCGTCATAGGCTTTAATCAGCGTCGCCTGTGTGGCGCTATCGACGGTTTTCACCGGTAGCGTATAGGTGACGCCGCCGACAACGCTCACGATAAAATCACCGGATTTCAGCTCGGTATTAAACGCCGTCCCCGTGCCTTTCACTACGGCGGAATTGTTCGTTAGGGTAAGAATGCCTGCGGGCATAGTGCTCTCCTGAATTTGGGCAACAACAAACCCGGCGCGGTATCCGGGTTATAATTTTTATAAATTCACGTTTAATTATGGAGGTAAATGTTTTTAATCAAGATTTGATAGCTTTGCAATCGGTATTCTCAGCCCATAAGGTTTCATTGTTGACAGCCAAGAATCCTGATGCTGACTTATCCATTGGCAAGACAAAGCCCCATTAATGAATCGAAAAAAAAGACCGCTATATCCCGTATTTCCACCATCAAAGGATATAGTTCCAGGTGCGTTGCTTGCTAAAATCCAAGTATCAGTGCCAATATACTGCGAATATGCAGCACTATCTAAATCAAAATCCACAGGAATATCATAGAACCCAATGATTCGAGGAATTTTAGCCGCATGTACAACAGACCAAACTAATTCACCCGAGGAATTAAATACGTCACGATAACCACTTTCAACAGGTAAATCACTACGTGACCTTGCCATTCTTCCTGCGTTGACTGTCATCAAGTCAGTATCGCCGAAAATCATTTTCGCTCCGTTGTTAGGCTTGAACCACATGAGGCTATCACTTTCAGGAAATTTATTGGAAACATATCCCATATCAAGACTATTTCCAATAGTTGTTTCAATTTGGTAAAAACCAATATCAGTTATATTCTGATACTCCATGCTATCCTGATAATATGTGCCTTTGTAGTTCGAATCAATCATTAGAGCACCGTTCGAATTCCAGTATTGAAACCCACTCACTTTCACTCCTTAACTCACAGAAAGCTATATAAATCGACCAAGACAACAACAGCGGCATAAAACCCAGGGGCTAGGCAGTATAGTCTAATGCCGCCGTCGTATGCCCTTGTCATATAGAGATTCGGTGGCCTGAAAGTACCAGGAGGGGGCTTTGTAGATACAACTACGCCAAACGAACCAGATTCGGTTAATCCTGAGTATGCTGACGTTGTGGTAACTACATATGCAGGCATTGTTATTTCTATCCTACCAATATACCTAACATTGTAATCTCCTATGTCAACAACCAGCTTTCCATTTTCATTCCAGCACTGAATTCCACCTGGCATGGACACCTCACCAAAGCCCAGAACGCATTCGCAGCGTTCCATTTGCATCAAAAACTTGTTCAAGGGTTGCTGTAACTACACGCCTTCCCGAACCATTAGCACCGTTCATTTCCATTGTCCCACCTTTATCTAGGCGCCATCCTTGCCTTCCAGCAACATAATCATTCGACTGAATATAGTTACCAATCTTGGCATTATTGATTGAACCATCTTGAATGAAAGCATCGCTGATAAACACCTGGCCGTTAACCACAGCGAACGGCGAGTATTGCGTGTCGTCGCTGCCGCTCATCAGCACGAACTGATTGGCGTTAAAGCCCACGCGGGTGGTGACCGGCCTGCCGTTTTCCGCCAATACCGCGATCGACATGCCCGCGTTGTAGAAGGTGCCGTTAACCCGCACACCCGCTTTCAACGTGTGGATTGCCGTTGCGCCGTCAGCGTCGACCATCGCCGTCAGTTTGTCTTCCAGCACCGCCGCTACGTCGTCAATCTGCGCCTGCACCTGGGTTTTCATCTCGGCCAGCCCGCGATCTACCTCCGCGATGGTGGTTTTCACCACCATGATATCGGCGCGCACCGTGCCGTACTGCGCCCACTGGTGATCCACCGTCGCGTTGTTGGCCAGCGCATTCTGCAAGATGGCGTCGATGTTGGTGTCGATATCGTCCACCAGCCGCTCGCCGTCTTTCGCGGTCAGGAGATCGTCGCCGATGCTCTCCAGGTAGTCACCGGCGTTTGCGTTGGATTGCCCCTTAATCCAGCCTGTCCAGTCGCCCTGGTTGCCGGTACGGTCTTGCAGGCGGGCGCGGAACCAGAACTCTTGCCCCGCCTTTAGGCCGGTCATGGTATGGGTATGCAGTGGGTACGGGATATCGGCCAGCAACATCGCGTTATTCCCGGCTGCGTTGTCCGCATAGTGGATTTCGGTTTTCAGCGTGTCTTCAGCCCCGTCAGGGAATCCCCAATCGAGCTGGATTCCCCACAGTAACGGAGAAGCCTTGAAGCCTACCGGCACCGGCGGCTTGCCTTCTTTCCCCTTCAGGTAGGTTTCCATCGACGTCGCCCAGACGGACGATATATCGCTCGCGTTGATGGCCCGCACGCGCACCCGATAACGGCCGGCGTAAATGCCCGGCACCTCGAAACCGAGCGCCGAGGTGCGCGACACCGACACCCAGTTGCCGTTATTTTTGCGCCATTCGGCCTCATAGGCGATGGCATTTTCAACCGCGCCCCAGGCGGCGCGCAGCGTGGTAATGGCGATACCCTGGCTCACCGAGGAGTAGCTGTCGATGGTGATGTTTTTCGGCGGTGCCTGCACGCCGGGCGGAATGATGGAAATCGGCCGATCGTCGATACGCGCGCCGGTATCGATGCGGGCGTACTTGTTCGGATCGTGTTCCGCCGCGTTGACGGTATAGGTGTTGTCACCGTTATCGGCGATGCCCACCACGCGGTAAAGCTGCACCGCCAGATCGTCCGCGTCGATGGACCAGGCCGCCTCCGGCGCCGGCGCCTCGCTGTAGGCGGTGGTGACGGTCACTACGCGTTCATTCACCGCCTGCACGGTGCGCGCCTGCGCCCGGCCGGAAGGCAGGTTGACGATCAGGCGATCGCCGACTTTGGCGCCCGGCTTCCTGTCCAGCGTCAGTTTACGGCCGTCCACGCCGCTGAGGCGCCCACCAATCACCCGCCCGGCCAGCATCTGGTCCGCCACGCCGACGATGTGCCCCGGCATGGGGATCATGCCGTCCAGCCCCACGGAGAAACTGACCGTACGATCCTTGCTGTTGGTCAACAGCGCCCAGCGGCCGCGGCGGTTCGCTTCGCTCGGCGTGGTGCAGCCGATGGCCGTCAACTCGGTCTGGTTCACGTCGTAGCGGCGCACCAGATCGCTGTCGAATACCGCCTCTATCGCATCGGCGTAATGGTTGCCCGGATCGGACCAGCTGACCATCGCGGTGCTGTAGCGGGTGCGCTCACTGGCGGACGAGTAGGTAAACTTGCCGTCGATGACGTTGGCGCGGGTGTAGGTGAAGTCCATATCACGCGGCATGTCCGCCAGGGCGACCATTTGGTTTTGCCCCCAATAGGTCATGCCGCGGAAAATGCCGGCTAAATCGCTCAGCACCGTCCAGGCCTCTTCCCGCGACTGCAGATAAACGTTGCAGGTAAAGCGCGGCTCCATGCCCTCGCCGCCGCGCCCATCCGGCACCGGCTGATCGCAATACTGCGCGATACGATACAGCTCGGACTCGGAAACCTGGGAAGCGTCGATGCGATCGCCCAGGCCAAAACGCTCGGCTAAAATAATGTCGTAAAACACCCACGCCGGGTTATCGCTGTAGGCCCACTTAAAGCCGCCGCTCCAGATACCGGTATAGCTGCGCGTTTGCGGATCGTAGTTGTCCGGTACGCGGATCAGGCGGCCGCGCGGTTTGCAGCTGATCTTCGGGATGTTGGGGAACTGCTTCGAGTCGAACTCCACGTAAAGCAGCGCGGTGTTCGGGTAGCGCAGCTTGGCGTCGATGATTTCGGTCAGCGCCTCGATATTCATACGGTCGGCGATCCGGGCGCTGTTGGCGTTAGGCGTCAACCGACGCACGCGCAGCTGCCATCCCGTGGTGGCCTTCGGCAAGTTGATGCGGTGCGAGCGTTCATACAGCGAGGTGGTTTTATCGTCGATCGCCGCCGTTAACACCTCTTGGTAGCTGCCGCCGTCGGTCGCCACGTCGATGGCATACTCGATGCGATAGCCGTTGACGTCGCCGTTGTCCGCCTGCTTTTGCAGCATGGGCCACCCCAGGCGCAGGCGGACGGCGGAAAGTTGCAGGTTCGCGACGGAACGCACCCACGGCGCGCCGCTTTTCAGTTCGCTGCCGACCGAGATCTCATTCTCAACGGCGGGAATGCCCTGGATATATTCCTGCGCCTGCGAACCGGGGCGGAATTCCCAGCGGAAACCGGGAAAGTTTTCCGTTCCGTCGCTGCTCAGCACCGGCGTACCGTCAACAAAAATGTTTGTGCCATCCAGCCCGCCGGCAAACTCCCCTTCGCCCAATGCGAACAACATCTTCGCTCTGGCGATCGACTGAATGCTGTCCGGCGATTCTACCGGCGTGTGGCCGCCACCGCCGCCGCCTTTTCGCCCACGGATCATGTTCTGTGCCATATTTCGCCCATAAAAAAAGCCGCTATTGCGGCTGTCTGTTCAAACGGATGTTGTTATTGCTGGTCTTCGGTATAAATGCCTGCGGAGATAATCGCCCCGCCAATTTCACGCGTGCCGTACAGCACGCCGACGGGGTTGCCCTGCGCCGTGGTATTGACCGGCCCGCCAAAGGCATAGCTCGGTTTATTTTCCGGGCCTTGCCGCATGCGCAGCCCGCCCATTTGCGGGGAAAGCATTTGGAGAATGCCACCGAGGGCCATGGAAGCACCAGCCATCGCCGCCATGCCCGTTCCCCCACCCGCCGCAAATGCCCCCATGGCACCTGCCGCACTCCCCGCTGAAACATACATAGCCACGGCAACCAGCGCCACACCCAGCACGGTCTGGAATAAGCCCGCACGCTTGCTCCCAATCACGACGGGAACAAGGTGAATATCTTCCGCCCCTTTGGTGAGCTCGAGTTCATCCTGCCCGATATTGCGTTTACCGACGAAAATAGAAAATGTCAGGCCGCGTTTGTGTGCCTCCAGCATGTAGCGTTCAAAGCCTGGAAGCAGATTTTTCATCGCATCGATCGCTTTTGGCACCGTTGGCGCCCGATATTTAAATTCACGGCCGAAAACCTTAATCATGGGACCATGAAAACGAATGGTTCTGAGAGGAATATCAATAAAATCCATACAGCCTCCAATAAAAAGCCCCACTAGAATGGGGCTATATATTTACTTGCGGGCGCTATTTATTATTATTTTACATTCGCGCTTATTAAGTTCAATACCACCTAGCGCTGTGGTTCCATTTTTACAGTCTGTTGAAAGTTTTCTAATACTCAACGCACCATATCTATCACCTTTTGCATCAAGTAGTTCGTTAATTTTTTTTGAGTCTGACGTATTATATTTTTGCTGAGCATCCATTAATGCCATAAACCAAGCCCACTTCCTTACATACTCACCAAGAATTGGATCTTCGTCTATTTCTTTATGATGACTAAGATATGCATCCAGCGTAGTTGCATTAGCAAAAAAAGAAGTCATAAAACACAAAGCCAACGCAGAGATTATTTTCTTCATTACCCTTTTCCTTAAGTTGAAAAGTGGAATGATAGCATCACATCAGCGCTTTGTGCCGCAACACCTTCACCGTTCGCTCTTTCCAATAACCACCGTAAGGCACCCGCTGGCTGAGCATGCCGTACATATGGTGCAGCAACAGGCCATCTGCCAGCAGAATGCCGGCGTGGTTGGCCACCGGCGCCGAAACCTGCATGATCGCCATGTCCCCCGGCTGCGGCGGGCCATCGAACTCGCGAAAACCGCACGCGTGCCAGTTTTCCAGATAGCGGTTTTCACCCCGTTCCCACCACGGATAATCAACCCGATAATCTGGCAACGCCAGGCCGTGCTCCTGCCGGTAGTAGCTCATGACCAACCCCCAACAATCGGTATGCCCCAGCACGAACTGGCGGCCCACCAGCGGCAGTTCGCCGCGCGGCAAGAGGGTGCGCAAATCTCCCTCCGGCCAGCTGGCGATCGCCCAGGGCAACTCCATCGCGTCGCACTGCGCCTTGTCCAGTTCACTCGGCTGCGTGGTGGCGTCCGGGTGGCTGTGCACAATGAGGGTGATGGTGCCCCATTCGGCAGCGGCCACGTAGTCTTCCGGCGCCAGATGAAACTGCTCGGTGGGATTGTCCGCCAGGTTGCGGCACGGGAAATAGCGCTCCACGCGAGACTTTTGCGCCACCACGCCGCAACATTCGCGCGGATACTCGGCCCTGGCATGCGCCATAATGGCCGCCGCGGTTTTTTCTTTCATGCTCGCCCCCTACTGCCGGATCAACGCCGCGCCGGGGAAGCCGCCGAACGGCAGCGGCTCGTGCTCGCCAAAGCGTTTTTGGCAGTCGCTCAGCAGCCCGCCGCAGCGATCTTGGCTCGGGTCATCCACCGGATTGCCCTTGTCGTCAAAGTAACGGCTACCGGCGTAATCGCAGCCCTTGCCGGTGCGATAGCCGCCGCGCGAGCACCAGGTGCACAGGCTGTGGATTTGCCGGGTCGGAATGCGCAATCCCCGCAGGTCCGCCGGGCTGGAGAGCTCGAATTCCACCGCCTCGTCGCTTTCCGTCGCCTTGCGATCGATGTAGAACACCTGCAGCTTTTCCTGCAGCGGATCGGCCGAAGAGTTCCCCTGCGGGAAGTTGCGGGCATCAAGGTAGTGCACCAGCGTGTCGTGGATCCGCACCTTGGCCTGCGCCATGTCCTCAAACTGCAGGCAGAGCGCGCTGATCAGGCCATTGATATTGGCGACCGACAGCTTGGGCGCATTGCCCTGGCTGTCGGCGGAGATCTCCAACCCTTCGACGCTAAACGGCCACGGGCCGTATTCCTGCCCCTGCCACCAGACCGATTTCGCCGGCAGTTTGGTTTCATCACCACCGGCGGCAGCCAGCTCTTGCGGCGTAAAAGGCAGGGTATCGCAATGAAAGCGCAGAATATCGGCGCCAAATCGGGTGCCGTCTACCTCAATCAGGCGGATGCGGTTGCCCGGCTCCAGCTTTTGCAAATCTGAATTCAGCATCATCTCCCCCCGGTTAAACGTGGAAGGCCTCGGTAAACGTGGCCGTCAGTGAATAGTTGTCCCCGCCCATGGCGACCGGCTTATAGCCCTCGCAGCGGTACAGGCCGGGAACCTGAGTTGGTGGCGTCCATTGGAAGGACTTCACCCCGTGATGGTTTTCCAGAAAGACGATGATCGGCGTGATGTAGTCATACTTGCCGACAAAGGTCAGATCCCAGGAGCGCACGATCGGGTTAATGCCGTCGCCGGAGACCTGCGCATAGCCGTCGCCAAACTGCGCCTTTCTGACGCGAAAACGCATATCGCCGGCGGCATTGACGCGCGCCGGAAATTCAAATGTCTGAATGCCCATTACATCCCCTTGATTGCTTTCCAAATCGGCTGGCCCGGCATCAGGTTGCGGTTGATCACCTTTTGGCTTTCCTGCGCGGCGATATTGCCCATCTGTTTACCGAACTCGCCCCATCCCGGATCGGCCTGCGAACTGACGTTGCCGCCGTTCTCGATAGTGATGTAGACATTCGGCGCCGCCGCAGGCTGCGTGCCGCCGCCGATCGCCCGCACGCCGAGCGAACCGTCCGCGCCGCGTTTGAGCGGCATAATGGCCTCCGGCCCGGCTTCGCCCATCAAGCCGGCACCTCTGGCGAACGCGAACAACGTGGGATTGCTGACGATCTGGCCGCTGAATGCGCTCAGCGAGGGCGAGGCGTATACGCCGCCTTTGGCGTTGGGGACATAGCCTTGCCAACCGGTCGGCATGCCCATCGCGCCTGAACCGGCCGCGCCCGCGCCGGCGCTTGCAGCCCCGCCCAGCAAGCCGCTGCCGATATTCATAAAGGTGGAAAGAATGGTTCTGGTCAACAGCGCCTGCATCGCCAGATCGATCAGTTGCTGAATGATGGACTGCGTCATGGAGGTCATCAAACCGAGCATGCTTTGCTTAAAGTTTTGCGTCCCGGTCAGCAGATCGAACATCATGCCGGAGGTCCGTTCCCGCGTCATATCCACCAGCCCCAGCGCCATCTTGTGCACGCGGCTCTGCCCGCCGAACAGGCTCAGCGCCTGCTGATACTGAGCGTCCGACGATTCTTGCGTCGCCGCCTGCATCAGCTGTTCATAGCGCTCTTTATCCAGAATGCCTTGCTGGTAGTAAGCCTGGTATTGCGCCTGCTGCTGCACCAGTTGGTTGTTAAGGCGAGCGACCGGATCCACATCACCGGCAATGTTCATACGCGGCGCGGCAAGCGCATCGGTTTCAGCCTTCAACCGCTGGCGCGTCGTTTCTTGCTGCTGCATCCGGCTGGCGGTGTGGTACTCGCGTTCGGTCAACAGCCGCCCGTCATACAACGCCTTCAGCTCCTTGCCAACCTCTTGCTCTTTACGCACCGCCGCCTGCCCTGGCGCGTATTGTTCAGCGAGCTGTTGCCGCTGCCGCTGGTACTTCTCGGCGTTCAGCGCCATCGCACGCTGCACATCGGCCTGCCCGGCACCGGCCGCCTTGGCCGTTGACGCCAGCTTGGCCTGCGCACTTTGTTCATCCTGGGTGATTTTTTCGAGGCTGCTCAGATGCGCCTGCTCGATTTCCTGACGCAGTTGTTGGTACTGATCAAGAGCCTGCTGTCGCTCACGTCCAAGATTATCTGTATTTACAATATCCAATGTATAAGCAGGGGGCGGAGAGGGCATCAACTGCGCCTGCGCAGTTGCAGTAGCGGGCAAAATATTACCTGCTGGCTGATTAAAATGACGAGCAGCCCCTGTCAAAACAAGAAGGTTAGCTTGGTCAATATTTTGCATACTAGTGCGAGTATTTTGAATCCCGATGTCTATTGACTCGAGAGCCGCTTCTGCACGCACCCGCGTAGCTTGCATCTGCTTTTGAACACCAAATATGTCACCCAGCCGACCTGGGTTACTCTGTATTCGTTCTATTCGCTTGTTTGCATAATCCAACAAGTTCTGCTGCTTATCTCGCTCACTAAGCTGTTCCTCGAGCTGCTCACTGAGATCTAATTTTCTAAGGGCAAGTTGCTTACTAGACAGTTTGATAAGCTCTGACGTAGTTAGAATCGCAGCATCTTTCAGACTCACCGCAGCCTCTTTGGCTTGCATTGTTTGCTCATAAAAGTATGCCATCCCCAATCCCGCCTGGATGGCGACACCGATCGGGCCACCAAGCATCCCCAGCGCAACACGAGACGCCGCGCCGACGCCTGATGTCGCCTGCGCCGCCCCGCGCGCCGCCGTCGCCTGATCGCGCCAGGCCGCCGCGCTGTCATTCAGGCCGCCGGCCAGTTTCAGCATCTCCTCCGCGCGGCTGCCGCCTTCGCCGGAAGCGCTGCTCGCCTGGCGGGCCGCGTCGTCCAACTGCTTCATCTGCGCCGTCGCAGCGACGGTGATGGACGCCAGTTCGGTGAGCGCCTGTCCATACTGGCGCGAGGTGGCGGCGAGCCCCTGCAGCGATAGCTCGACGCCGGCCAGCCCCGCCAGTTTCCCCGCCAGGCCACCAAGCGTGCCGCCGATGCGTTGATACGACTCGTCGGTCTTCTTCGCATCCTGCTGAGCCTGGCGGTTAAATTTGGCGGATTGTTCCCCGGCGGTACGGTAAGCCGCCGTCAGTTTGTTTTTAAAGTTGGTGTCATTCAGTTGCAACCCGACGACCAACTGTGCGGTATCAGCCATTTCCCAGCACTCGCATAACGTCAGCACACTGCATATCAATACTGCTTTGCGCGGGCTGACCGGATTGATGAACGGGGGCACTCTCCGCCGCATCGGCCATCATGCCTTGCAGTTTGAAGTATGCCCGCCAGTGATTCAGGATGTGCGCCGGCATCGCGGCGATCTTGCGAGGATCCGACTCACCCCAGCGATCGGCCAGTTGGAACACCAACATCAGCCAGGGCGAGTCAGTCAGTTTTTTTCCGCTTCCTCCAGGCTGCCGACCGCATGGCGCTTGACGGCACCGATGGCTTCGACCAGCGTTGGGTTATCGTGCGCCGCCAGCAGATCGTCAACGCTCGGCAAGGCGCCGGCCGGGATACGTTTGCCGTCCGGCGTCATCAGGCATGACAGCAGCAGCTGCACGTTAAGCTGCGCGGCTTTGTTCATGTCACCGCTGTCGATGGCGGCCTTCATGCCGTCTTCGTTTTCCTGCAGCTCCGCCGCTTTCAGGCGGCGGATAAAGGCTTTGGCGCCAAAGATCTGCGTTTCGATCACGTGGTCGTCGGATTTCAGCAGCGCCGCTTTCAGCGCTTTCAGATCGTATTTCTCAGTCATCGGTTTTTCCTTGTTCATATCATGTGCTCTGCATAAAGAAGATTGCCGCAGGCCACATGGCCCGCGGCAGAAGCGATCGCGTCGAGCGCCCTCAGGCGTTAACCCAGCGCGATCGTCGGTTCGTCACACCTTCGGGGTAACCGAGCCCCAGGTGTTGCTGTTTTGCTTGCCCTGAACGGTAATCTGAATGACTTCACTCGCCGGGGCGGTGATCTCATTCATTTTCCAGCCGGACAGCGACAGGATGGAGGTGGAAGTGCGGCCGTTCGGCAGCTCGACGTAAAACTGTACCGTTTCGCGCTTGTCCGCCGCATTCAGCAGCGCCGCGAAATCGGCGTTGGACGGATCGTCGATGAAACCGATGGATTTCTCCGCGCCTTCCGGCAGGTCGGAAATAAACTGCTTGGCGGTATCCAGCAGCGTGGTGCAATCGACAAAACCGCCGGTTTGCCCCATTTCACCTACCGCTTTACAGTTGGTCAGCGCCTTCATGGCCGTGGGCGCAGCCCCAACGGTGCCCCATTTGACGATAGTGCCGGCAGGCAGCATGGCGTATTCTGGCGAAGTTTTATCAGCCATAGTTTTTCTCTCTCTTTTTGATGAAGGATGGTAGCGGTCGCTACCGGTTTTCGATGCCATAGCGGACGTTAGCCGCCAGGATGCGTAACACTTGGTGCTTATGGTGATCCAACGCAGGGCGAATAAACGGGGCGGCGGCTTGCGTTGCCGTGCCGTACTCCTGCGCCAGGGCTCGGTGGTAATGCTGTTTACTGGGGCCGACGCGCAACGTCACCGCGTTCCATCCGGTAACGATCGGGCGTATCGCGATGCCAGCGCTCAGCGAGGGTTCGCTGTTTGGCGCCCCCCGATCGGCACACTGCCGCATCGAGCCAAGGACCGGGGCCAACGCGGCGTGGCCGGCTTCCGGCAGAATGTGGCTGGTGACCTCGCGCCGAATCGTTTCCAACCGGCGAGTCAATTCCGCCATGCCGGAAACCTTCATGGCGATCACACCGCCACCTCGGAATGCGTGATGAGGTAATCGCGCGTCATCCGATACTGAACGCGGTTATCCGCCAGGGGCATGGCGCTCTGCAAAAGGGTACTGCGCGTGACCGCCTGTACCGGCCATTGACCGATATGGCCATGCCGAACCCCTTCCCAGGCATTCAAAACCGCCTTATCCAGAGCGATCAGCCGGGAGTAATCGTCGATCACGTACAGCACGATCTGAAAACGGCTCTGCACCAGCGAGCTGTCAACCAGACCGGTGTTCACTTTCAGATCGCTGATCTTCTGATAGGTCACGCCTTCTTGCTGCGAATCCGGCAAGATCAGCGGGTAAGCCGCCAGATGGGTTAGCGCGGCCAGCGAGCGTTGGATTTCATCTTCAATCATTCGGGCAAGGTCTCCGTCGTTTTGAGGGGGGAATCGTTGTGCAGACGTATTCGGGCATCAGGACAGAAACAGCGCGCGTTCCGCCGCGCGCCGGGCAACCAACCCATCGAGCCGCACGCCGCCCGCATTGACCCATCGACCGAACTGGTCGGCCGCTCCCTGCCAATCGCCGGCGTTCAACCGGCGCAGCAGCGTCGAGTTCTCCAGCGCGCGCAGGCCCAGGTTATAGGCAAAGCTCACCAGCGCATCGAACTGCCCCTGCGTGATCGTCACCGCCACCCGCCGTTCGACGCCCTGTTCGAATTGGGCGATGCCGCACAGCAGCAAATGCTCGGCCGTTGCGGCATCGATCGCCATGCCGGCACCCACTTTTCGTCCTGCGACCGGCTGGGTCCAACCGTAGCCGATGGTCCAAACGCCGACCGAGTCCTGATAAGCCTGCAATCGCAAACCTTCGAAACGCTTGATCAGCGCCATGCCATCGTCACTTATCTTCATGGTTTCCTCCTGACGCTTTATTGAGAAATCGGCGTTCCAATGCCTTGATCAGCGATGCTCCCGACCATCCCGCCATGCCACATACGCCGCCCATCACTTCCGAAGGCCAGTCGTAATGCAGCGCAATCATCACCATGGTCAAACCGGCGAAAATAGAGACGAACAGCTGCAAGAACAGCGTCCTCCAGCTAAAGGTTTCGCCGTTCAAGACCTTGAAGGAATAGCTGGCGATCGCCCCCAGCAGCGTCATGCCGAAAGCAAGCAGCATTGAAAGGATGTTTGGTTCATTTTTCCAAGGCATAATCATCACCCTCCCCTTGCCGGGGCATAGCCCGATCTTCGGGAGTCATGGAAAAGAGCCGCTAGATGCGGCGCTTCTCCCCGTCATTCCTGTTCCATTTAAAAAGCGGCCATTTACGCTGTTGAAGCTCTGCTGAGCCTGGGCAGATAAATAAAATTGCGCTGTTTTATAAAGAAGAGGGATTAGCCTCCCGTCGTGGTCATTCAACGACAGTCATTATTCAGTGAGTGATTGACCGTTTTGACAAGGAGGCTAAAAATGAAAAACCCCGCCGAAGCGAGGTTTAGTTATCGTGCGGCGGCGCCGGCAACGACTCAGTTTTATCAGATTACGCGTTTATTTGCGTACGCGTGAGTCCTTTATGATAAAAAAAATAAAACCCCGCCGGAGCGAAGTTTATCTATCGTGCGATGGCGCCGGCAACGACTCAGTTTTATCAGATTACGCGTTTATTTGCGTACGCGTGAGTCTTTTATTATAAAAAAACAAAACCCCGCCGGAGCGAGGTTTGACTATCGTGCGGCAACGCCGGCAACAACTCAGTTTTATCAGATTACGCGTTTATTTGCGTACGCGTGAGTCTTTTATTATAAAAAAACAAAACCCCGCCGGAGCGAGGTTTGGCTATCGTGCGGCAACGCCGGCAACAACTCAGTTTTAGCAGATTACAGTCTTATTTGCGTACGCGTGAGCTTTTTATGATAAAAAATAAAACCCCGCCGAAGCGAAGTTTATCTATCGTGCGATAGCGCCGGCAACGACTCAGTTTTATCATATTACCGGCTTATTTGCGTACGCGTGAGATTTTTATGAAAAAAAATAAAACCCCGCCGGAGCGAGGTTTATCTATCGTGCGGCGGCGCCGGCAACGACTCAGTTTTATCATATTACCGGCTTATTTGCGTACGCGTGAGCTTTTTTTAATTATGGCGACGCGCAAGATATTTTACTCGCCCTTGCTATTCCTTATGTCATTAGGAGGCGAGAAATAAACTCTCTTCGATTTCAACGGCAGCCTTTTCAGCGATCCATACTCAACGTTATATCCAGCATCGCCAGGCATCCACCGATAAATCCCTCCGCCGTTTGCATCTCTTTACGTATCGTACCGTCTGAACATTTCCTTTTCAGGGCAATCTTGCGCAGAGATATGCCATAAACATGGTGGGCAATGATGAGATCGAACTCTTCGGGTTTGTATTTCTTCAATCTGCCCACGCAACCGTCGATCACCAGGCCGTCATCATCGCAGCAGGAGAGCTCGCCATTCGATTTATAGGACAACAGCCCTTTGAACCCGGCGGCAATGGGGGAATAATCAATGCCGCTGTTATCCCTGGCCCATACGCCCCATCGCTCCAACACTTCATTCATATCTCTCATGCTTCCACCTCCTTTGGGCGTTTGCCACATCGCCAGGGCTCCATGTCGCTTACCGACGTCGGTCGAGCCGTTGTGCTGCTCGGCGTACTCGCCGAGGAATGCCGCACCAAATACTGTATAAATAAACAGTATCAAGTATACCCAGAGGTATCTTTTTTTCAATAGCGAAAAGCCATTTACCTGCAGCTAAATTTAGGTACGATGGCCTCATGAAAAACGAGCAAAAATTGCACCTGCAGGAGATGCGGCGAGAGCGCCTGATCATCCTGATCGACAACCTCGGCGTCGGGGGCCAAAAGCGCCTTGCCGAGGCGCTCGGCATTGCCGCTGACTATGTCTCTCGCCTGCTCTACCCGCCGGGCAAGAAAGGAAAAAAAGGCATCAGTGGCGATATGGCGCGAAGGATTGAGCAGTACTTCGCCGTGCAAATCGGCTGGCTGGACGGCCTGGAGCAAACCGGGCTACGCCCCGCCAGGAAGAAGGCCGCGCAGGCCCCAGGTAAAACGCTGCCGCTGTTGGCGTGGACACTGCCGTTGTCTCACGAACAGCTGAACAAAGGGACGGTCGTCCACTACCCGGCGATGGTGCAGTGCAGCGCTCAGGCCTACTGGCTGCCCGTGCGGGATGACACGATGAGTGGCTCTACCGGTGCCAATTACCCGAAGGGCGCCTTGATACTTGTCGAACCCGCTGCGGCCGGGATTACCGAGCTCGTCTCCGGCGACAAGGTGATAGCGAAACGCTGCAACAATGCTGAGCTCACCTTTAGAAAGTATGTTGAGGAAGCAGGGCATCGATGGCTTAAGGGGAGCATGCCGGATTGCCCGGCGCTGAATGCCGATGAGTACGCGATTATCGGAGTGGTGCTTGGCGCCTGGCTGCCCTAG